GAGCTCTCCGTCACTGGGAACGCTACGATGACCTCCAATCTCACAGTCACGGGTGACCTAAATGTCTCTGGGGCTCTAGGAATACTGAACGCTATATACCCAGTGGGTACAGTTATCGACCGCGCAACTGCAATCACCGATACCCACCTAAACGGTAAGTATAAGGCGTTCCTCGCAGCCCCCGATCAGGAGTGGCAGTTAGTCGATAATGGTCATAACAAGGTACTTGAAGATTTATCTTCTCCCTGTAATACAACCTCTTTGTACGGACGTGCAACTATTGATTCGGTTACAGCGGTTCAAACATTGAGTTTGACTGAACAAGATGTTACTGGTTCTGTTGTTTCCGGTTATACTCCAGTTACTGGTACAGATCGAGTTAGGTATTCATTTGATTTTCTGGCGGCTGATGATGGCACTGCGGATCCGATTTGGACACATTCAATTTTCTTTCGTATAAATGGCGGTTCGTGGATTGAAGTTGTTAGCTCTAGAAATCAGGGGCATACAATGCGGGTTAGTAAATACCCTGTTTCTTGGACTTTTGTTCTTGGTGCAAGTACTGCTGATCACGACGACGGTGTTCTTACTGAAACGAATCCTACATTGGATTTTAAAATTGTTGCTGAAGAGTATGGTTCTACTTACCAAGTTAAACTTCACGAAACTAAACATTGGCAGCAGTCTGGGGCTGATCAATTTTCAATGCCTACTATTTCTATAACTGCTATCGGTACTAAAAGCTTGGAATACAAACGCACAGCTTAGATAGACCGCGATATAAATTAAACAAAAGTGTTGTCAAGTGTTATCGGAAGAGACAACGCAAGGCCCACGAGGTGGACAATTTTCCAGCGGTCTGTGGACAGCGCTGATACTGTCATACTTTCCAGACCCAACTTGTAAAAAGTCAGCTTAAAAATAAACTCTCCATATAATATAAAATGTCTGGTGGTATTGCCCAACTCGTTGCTGTCGGAGCCCAGGATGTCCACCTCGTTGGCCAACCAGAGGTCAGCTTTTTCCGATCGACCTACAAGCGTCACACCAACTTCTCCCAAACTGTCGAGCGTCAGGTCATCCAGGGCAACGTCTCGAACAATGGTATGTCCACCGTCCGCTTCGAGCGGAAGGGGGACCTCCTAAACTATGTCTACTTGGCCCCTATCAACTCCACGGGCACCGAGGCCCAACCCGTCGCAACTTGGACGGATGTGATCTCCAAGGTCGAACTCCTCATCGGTGGTCAGGTCGTGGATGAGCAGGACTCGAACTACTCTACCCGCATCGCCCCAACCCTCTCGGCGACCTCTTCCTCCAAGTCGGTCTCTGGTGGTATCTACACTGGTTCCGCCTCGGAGCGTTTCTACCCCCTCCGCTTCGCCTTCTGTGAGAACTGGCAAACGGCGCTCCCCCTCATCTCCCTCCAGTACCACGACGTTGAGCTCCGCATCACCTGGGGTTCCGCGGCGTCGGCCTACAGGTGGGATGTCTACGCCAACTACGCGTACCTCGACACCCAAGAGCGGGAGGTGTTCGCGGGTCAGCCCCAGAACATGCTCATCACCCAGGTCCAGAAGGCGATCTCCTCGGGCTCTAAGATGCAGGAGCTCAACTTCAACCACCCCGTCAAGTACCTGGCCTCTGCGGATGGTACCACATTGGATATGCTCGCGGACGAGAACAAGCTCAAGCTCCAGATCAACGGCACGGACGTCGCGGACTTCAAGTTTGCCAACCCCAACTTTACCGATGTCCCCCTCTACTACCACACGTCGAACGCCTCCAGCCCCACCGCCAACACCCTCTTCGTTTACCCATTCTGTCTGGACACTGGTAAGCTCCAGCCCACGGGTACCCTCAACTTCTCCCGTCTCGACTCGGCTCGTATCATCAACGATACGACGACATGCGACTCGGACATTTACGCGGTGAACTACAACGTCCTCCGCATCGAGAACGGTATGGGTGGTCTTTTATATTCTAACTAAATAATAACAATGTATTTGGAAGTTATCTTCCTCCTCGCCATCGTTTTTGTATTGACGTACGATCCCAAGTCCAGGAAACTTGAAAAGTTTGTTGGTCAGCCGACACCCTCCACGGAGAAGTCGTGTCAACCTACGCATTACGAAGCCGTCCAATTTGCCCAAAGCCCCTATGAGTGTCCAACCTCAGGGAAACCCTCGATGGGTGTAATTACTTAAAAGAGAGGTGCTCTTTACAAGTATAAATGATTCCAATTAATCGCGAGACGATGTTGATCGTCGGTGTGATTATATGTGCCGCTGGCATTATCTTCCTCTTCAACGAACTGAAGAAGACTAAGGAGGAGGTCAACGAATTTAAGGGTTTTTCGGAGCAGGTTGTAAAGCACCTCAATGCACCAGCCCCTAAAGTTGAAGAAGTGGAGGAAGAGGAGGTAAAATCCGAGGAATAAACTTATGCCCCTATTATAACTTGCGAATGCGCAATGAAAAAGTACAAAGCAATTGCAATACCGGTTAGCTTCGTGGACGATAAGCCAAGGTTCCTCACTGTGAGGGATTGGCGATTCAAGGATTGGATTTTCGTCACGGGTGGATGCAGGCGGAGGGAGATTCTAAATCCCCTCAGGTGTGCACTTAGGGAGTTGGAGGAAGAAACGAGGGGGGTCGTGTCCCTAAAAAATGGAGAGTATACGGAGTTTAAATTTACAGTCAAGGAAAGTCCCACAGTAGATCTAGAATACAACGTTTACATATTTTTTGTTGATTATAACAGAGCCGAACAACATTCACAGGTCAAGAAGTTTTACGAAGAGAAGCAGAAGACAAGCCTAAAGAAGTTGATGAACCAGCCCATTAAGAAGACCCACGATGAAAACGATTACATGAGTTATGACACACTAGAAGAATTTAACTCACGTAAGCGCTGGAAGCTCATAGTGGATAACGTTTTGAAGAATCCACAATTCTACGCCTGTATAACTTCTTTGAATAGAAAAACATTTTCTATAAAATAATGAAGTCAAAGGCTTTCATTTTGATGCAGATTGAAGAATTACTGAAAAGTAATAGAGGTCTATGTGAACAGGAGATTAAGGAATGGTTGGAGGAGAATGGAGATAGGACGGTCTATGAACTCCTGACTATAAAGAAGGAACTTTCTGAAACCCAAGAATATCAGGATGTATCCTGTATGAGGTGGTTTAGAGAATAGGGTCTCTACCTAGGTATGTTTAATAAGTGGTGCATTTCCCAACAATTTACTAACGCATCCAATATATCACATGTGCGAATGGACGGCGGTGTCCTCTCGGTACCATTTGATAGATTGAATGAGTTTCATGAAAAGTATGTGAAGGCGGTGGGTTCGGGGGAGAAGTTGTTTCTCGTTGAGCAGAAGAGCCCGACCTATAACTTCTTCGTCGACATAGACTATAAGGATGTCGAACCCTTGACGATGGAAGAAATCAAGGACATCTGCAAGGTCATTTGTGACAAGGTCAAGAGACATGGTGGTAAGAACTGTCTCATCTCAGTTTCACCCCCCAAACAATGTGGTTCCCTCGTGAAGACGGGGGTCCATCTAAACTGGCCAGGTTTCGTGGTGGACCAGGCGTCCGCGATAGCTCTCAGAGATCACATTTTGGTTGCACTCTCTATAGCTAAGGGTTCCCTAGATTGGAATGAAATCATAGATGCAGCTGTCTATGGGAACGTCCAGAGGGGGACAAAGGGGAGTGGTTTTCGTATGATTTGGTCCCACAAGATGGCCAAGGGGGTGGAACAACTCGCATATCTCCCAGTATTTGTATACACCCATGGACCACTCAGTACCATCCTAAAAATTGATCAGAAACCCGATCTAGAAATTCTAAAGATGTCGGTGGTTCGAACGGACGCTCCCCAAACACATGTAATTGAACCACCCTCTGCTACCATTGGGGAGGGAAAATTCACTCGTGAGCAAACAAAGGATGAGATCCACAACGAGGAATTAAAATACCTGATTGAAAGATTTGTAAATAAAAATTTGGAGGGACAGGGGGGTGCCACGATTACAAAAATATTCAAACACAATCTTTTATATTTAGTTTCAACAAATTCAAAATACTGTGAAAATCTCAAAAGAGATCATGGGTCCAATCATATATGGTTTATAGTCAGTGGACGACATATTCTCCAAAAATGTTTTTGTAGGTGTGAAACTATTTTGGGGAGGAGGGATGGTTTCTGTAAAGACTTTTGTGGTCGTCGTCATGAACTTCCACCTAATATAGTTTCCCATCTGTACCCAAATATTTCGGAAGTTAAAAAATGTAAGGAGATCAAGAAGTTTGTCGAACCCCCTAAAATTGAATCTGGGGGTTTGAATACTTCGTTAGAGAAATTTATACAGCTCAATAAGGAGGGTCAAAGTAATACAAAAGTTTTGAGAATCACCTCAAGTACCTATGGTTTCAATGTCATAACAAACTCAGGATATTGTGAAACAATCAAAGGTGTCCACGACGATTCTACAACTATGGTCTACCAGATTAAAAAGAGGAAGATGATTTCCCAGTACTGCCCGAAGTGTAAAGAATCGAAGCGTGTTAGAAAACATGAGCTACATTCTAATATAGTATCTAAACTGTTCTCTAAAGGTACTTAAACAGATGTAGCCTAAATATATTAAATGCCCACCGTCACGACACGCTCAGGAAGAAAGATTAAAAAGCCGGAAAACTTCGTACCCACCGAACACAACGTTGAAGATGATTTTGGTGATGATGAACATGATTCCGAATTTGATTCGGACATCGATACCTCAGACGAAGAAGACTTTAGTTCGGAAGATGATGAGAGTGACATGGACGAGAATGGAAATCTAAAAGATTTTGTGGTAGATAGTGAAAGTGAAAGTGAGGAAGAATAAGCTTAAAAAAATAGAGTACAGTATTAGAAATGGAAACTGATATAGGAAATCCCATTGATTACAATCCTAACATCGATCCCCTTATGCAGGAAAAGATTGATGAACCCCCACCTCAAGAGGAGCAGCCATACTACTTCCAGCAACCCGAAATGAACTACTTACCCCAACAACCCGAAAAGACAGACTTTTTTTCATCTGTAGACAAATCCACTTGGATCGTAGCATTCGCAGTGTTTTTACTTGGTTTTTTCATGGGTAAGACTATGCAACCCGTCATACTCAGATACAACTAAATCTTACTTCTCAAATCCTTTTCGATTTGAGCAATAAGGTTCTTTTACCCATTTACTTATTTTTATATTTATGCAGATGGCTCCTCAGGCTCCTCCTCGACTGTATTGAGGGCCGCCGCCGCCTCTCTTTCTTTCTGACGCTCTTCCATCTCAGCGGCGACAATTGCATCAGCCTCCTTAACAAGATCCTCCATCTGGGCATCTGGCTTTTCCTTCTTGAGCTTCTCTAGAACCTCCGCTGGGTGGCTGATTGGTGCCTCATCGGGTTTGGTGTAGAACTTGGAGTTTTCGTCACCGGGTGTGTAACCAGTCTTGGTATCCATCATTCCCTGCTTACGCTCAGCAAACATCCTCGCAGCGTGGGACTGATTATCCCTGTAACCAGTCATGATCTCCTCAAGTTTCTCATTGGTGTAGTGTACATCCTCAATGTGAGAGGAATCTGGTGGAATGAGAAGCCATTTGTACATGTCTACGACGTAGATGTCGAAAGTGCTATCCTCCTTTTGGAGGCGTTTAGCATGATTCGCTGCCTCGTCGCGGGTCGAGAAAGCACCTCGGAGTTTAATACCAAACTTATCAGTCTTTTGTGGACATTCAGGACCAACGATAGAGATGCATGCGAAAACCTGACCAGGGACGGTTGTATAATCTTGTTCAAGAGACATTATATAATTTGAATGCTTTAAAACTTTAAGCTTACTTAAAAGGTTGTCGATATATTGTATATATGCATGAATTTTGGGACACTCAACCAGTGCCTAGGGAGGGAGTGGCACCCGGAGAAATTGAGAGGGGTAGGGAATGTACACCGGAACCACTCCCACTTCCAGATGATTTCATGTGGTCGTTAAGTACATTGGATGAGACGCATCTCTTTTTATCAAACTATTACGTTTCAAATGATACTTTCAGACTCACTTACACTAGGGATACTTTGAAGTGGGCCATTCAGGATCACGTTGCCATTCGTAAAAAGGATACGAGTGAACTTGTGGGGTACATTTCGAGCGCCCCCCTAGATGTGAGGGTTGAGGGTGAGACCAGGAAGATGGTGCAAATAAACTTTCTATGTATCCACCCCTCCCTGAGGTCTATGCGTCTGGCACCCATTCTGATTGGTGAAATTAGGAGACGCGCAAATAGTCTAGGGATTTGGCAGGCCATGTATACAGGGGTTTCCAGGATACCCACACCCATCACCAAAGCGAACTATTGGCATAGATTTTTGGACGTCAAAAAACTCATAAAGTTGGGGTTCCATGAAACAAATCGTCCTAGGGAAAACTACTACGAAGTTCGGGGTCCATCTAAATATTCATGGAGGAAAATGACCTCCAAGGATGTCCCTAGGGTGACCCACATTCTCAAAGAGTACACCAAAGATTTCAAAATTGCCCCAGTCATAACGAAAGACTATGTCAAACGTTGGGTCCTACCAACCCATGCCTATGTGAATGATCAAAGTGACACCTTCATATCCCTCTATAATATTCCCTATGAACGCATTGATGGAGAGGGTACGGTGAACCAAGCCTACCGATTCTACCTAGTTGGTGATGTATACAATGACGCCTTCCTCATAGCGAAGAATTTGGGCTACGATGTTCTAAACTCACTTGATGTGGGTGTAGGTAGTAAGTACCTAGAGGACCTTAAATTCATGCCCGGTTCGGGTCACGTGTACTACTATTTGTTTAATTGGAACCTAAGTGAATCAATTGAAACAGAAAGTATATCCCTCATTTTACCATAATGAGGACTGGTGGCCAAGGTGGTGCGAACACGAATGCGAGTGGAAAACCTTTCGAGGAATGTTTTCGTCCATTGGGGACTCATGTGATTGGGGGTAAGGTCTTTGAGTACATTGACCAAGACAATTTTGTTAATCACATGAAGGACATAAAAGATCCACAATGGACACACAAAAAGAAACCCGATGGTGCACTCATTAGTGAAGACAAAAAAACTGTGTTTATCATTGAATGTAAACATCAAATTGTCGCGGGTTCGGTGGATGAAAAGATTCGTTGTGGACCATGCCTTTTGGAAGAGTATAAACATCTTTATCCCACTGTTGATAATATCTATATGATGTTCATCGTAAATGAATGGTGGTTCTCACAAAGGAAATACAAAGTTGCTATTGAATTTAACAAAAATTATGGGATACCAGTATTTTTTGCGAAACAGAAAATTGAGTCCGCATGGAGAGTGCATATTCAAAAATCTTCAAACAAGTGGACTTTTTATCCAGCCTTTTACGTTGTCGATGAAGAAGAAATTTTTAATTGGATGACGAGACAAGTACTTCAGTCGTCCTAGATTCTGGGTTCTTACTGTTTATGGCTCGACGTGCTTCTAGTTCCTTAATTTTGTAATCTGAAAATGTGTTCACAACTAAATCAACCTTTGCGTTGCTCATCACAAAGTCTACACCAGATTTCTTGGTGAGTTCGAAAAGTTCCTCGTGATCCTTCAACCCAAACCCATCCTTGGTGTAGCCCACGAAGGATGTTTTCGTCTCAGGTGCGTAAGGTGGATCCAGGTAGGTGAAGTCCCCACCCCCCATATTTTCAAAAGCCTCTCTAAAATCACACTGTCTAAATTCAACATCCTTGATGAGTTCACTCACTTCGGTCAGCTCCTCTAGGGTAATTTGGGCAGGTGTGGTTTTATAATGACCGTAGGGTACGTTGAATCCATTTGGTCCCTCCCTGTACACACCCCTAAAGCACATCTTGTTGAGGAATATAAACATCGCTGAACGTTGGGGTGTCTCCACCCTTTCTGTATTGAATCTCTGTCTCGCCCAGTAGTAGTAATTCTCCTTGGATTCTTTGGCTTCCTCTAGGGTTTGGGGTTTCCTATTCACCACCACCCCTGAGCAACTTTCATATTCTTCATATAACTTCGTGAGGTGGGCGTGGACCTCTGTGGGGGTGGATTGAATATTCTTGTACAGTGCGATAAGTGACCCGTTTAGATCGTATGCAAATACTTTACCGTGGACGAGACCCCTCGAAAGTACAGATAGCAGAACACTCCCACCACCCACAAAGACTTCATGATAGTTTGTAATATTTGAAGGAAATAAACCTAAGACATCCTCGATGATTTGAGTTTTACCACCAACCCATTTAATAAACGGTTTCATATTCTAATTTCAAATTAAAGTTTTAAGCCGTTAATTGAATATGGAAGAGATTCGTCGGAACCACAATGACGCCAAGAGGTCCCTGATACAATCTGTCGCCCAGAAGGGGCAGTGTATTCTGGATGTTGGGTGTGGTTTTGGTGGTGATCTTCAAAAATGGCACAAGTGTGGGGTCAATATAAACATGTGTGACCCAGAGCCATCGGCCCTAGTGGAGGCTAGGTCCCGTGCGAAAAATATGCACCTACGGGTGAACTTCTACGAGGGTGACATACACCAGTGCCCGAATAGAAAGTTCGATGTGGTGTGTTTCAACTTTTCTTTACATTACATCTATAAGACTAGGGACTTCTTCTTCAGTTCCCTACGGGAAATCAAGAAGCGTATAAAACCAGGTGGAAAATTGATAGGTATCATCCCGGACTCTGAGAAGATTGTGTTTAGGACACCCTACCAGGATGGGGATGGAAACTACTTTCTAACACGTGGTCTATATGGCGACTATGGTGAGAAGATGTTTGTTCACCTGGTGGATACCCCATACTATGCGGATGGACCAAAGCCGGAGCCTATATGCTACAAGGACCGCCTTGTCACGAGTTTGGAGGAGATGGGATTTAGACTAGAACTTTGGGAGGGTTTGGAGGGAAACCCAATCTCAGAGTTCTATAGTAAATTTATATTTGTATATAAGAGATGATAGCGTTTATCGTATTGATACTCATCAACTTCCTGATACTCCAGAAGACCCATGAACCCCGTGAGTTTAAGGAGGTCAAGGAGAAGTATCGTATTCTCAGGGAGCACCTTGAAGATACCAACAATGAAAAGTTCCACATGTTGGTGCGTCATGTCCCAGTCACAGGATATACACGTATGAAGGATACGGTGGGCTACAATACAAACAAGGGTGGTGAGATTGTGGTGTGCCTCAAGGGAAATTCCAATGAGATTTTCCATGTACTCATCCATGAGTTGGCTCACTGTACGGTCAAGGAATATTCCCACTCTCCAGAATTTTGGAAGAACTACACAGAACTTAGGGACATGTGTGTGGAGTTGGGTATATACGAAAAGATACCAGAGAAGACAAAGTTCTGTGGTCAGCACATTCAGGATAAATAATCTTGGGATACATTAAATGAAAACACCTGTGAGTGTTTTAGTTTCAGTCATAGCATATTGGTTGGCTATATTTGGTGTGATGTTGGTACCAACATTTACTAATATATACTGGTTCAACCTCATCTGGTTAACTATGGTTATACCAAATGTTCTCCGTCTCATCGTAAACACGATTCCCCGCCTCGCGGTTGATCGTATCTTCTTCTTCGCGACAACTATGTTGTCTATGATAGCCATGTATTTCATTAACCGGATTTGGGACAAGTCCAAGTCGGCTGTGGAATCTACCCAAGATGACAGGAAAAAGAAGCAGATTTTAACCTTCTTGTTGATGTCGACTTTCGCCGGTGGCGCTCTTATAACATATTTTGCGGGTATTGATAATTCCATCTACAGTACC